GTAGCACGATGATCGCTGGAATTATGCAAGCCATTATCGATAACCTGCCGCAAATCGTCAGTTCGGGAACAGTCATTCTGACGGCGCTGATCAATGCAATCAATGAAAACCTGCCAATCCTCCTGCCGATGGCGGTGGAAATTATTACTGTACTGGTGGACGGACTGGCGGCGGCTATTCCTGAAATGGCAGAACCCATCGGGTTGGCGGCAGGATTGATCATAGGAGCGATCATTGCAGCGTTGGTCGCCAACGGTCCTGCCTTGGGCGTGGCAGTGGATAACCTAATCCTGGGCTTGGCACAAGGGTTGGCTAACACTAACATTGGAGGCATTTTCTCGCAGGAAGCCCAAGATGCCATTGAATCTTTCTTTACGGAACTGGGGCTGGATATTGCAATTGGCGCCAAGTTGCTCGGTCCGAAAATCGTCGAGTCCCTGAAGAAAATAGGCAAAGCGATGGTTGACGGATTATGGGGAGGTATTAAGGAAAAGAATGACTGGCTGGTTAAACAATTCGAAGATTTTATCAATGGCGTCATCGAGGCGGCTAAAAAAGCGCTGGGAATTCAATCGCCAAGCAAGGTCATGTTCCAACTGGGTGTGATGACTTCACGAGGTTTTGGTCTAGGCTTGATGGATGAACTGCGTTCAGTGCAGGATCAAATGGGGAAATCGTTTGGCAACCTGGCTAATTTACCTGCGTTTGCATCGGCGGGCAGCGGGGCGCCAAGTATCGTCAACAGCAACAACGGCGGAAACACCAGCTTTGCCATCAATGGGCTGCAAATGCCGAACATGGGTCCGCAGACGACGATCGCTGACATCATGGAATTTCTGAATAAGCGAGGATGATATGTGGCGCGTGAAGTCCTTTCAGAGTTACTCCGCTGCGGCTGCGTTCGATCTGGACGATGCCAGTTATTACTCCTACATTGAAGATGATGACCGGCTGCAGATCATGCCGACCATCAAATCCACAGTGATCACACGGGGGCAGTATTCGCCAACGATCGTTGGCTTGCAGCGCGAGATGGACAAGACCGCCGTCACGATCCGAATCAAGGCGGCGGACTGGCGAACCGCACTGAAGAATCTATCGGCTGCCTGCCAGAACAATGAGGAGGAAACAGGCACGCTGACCGTGGCAGATGAAACCGGGGCTGAGTGGACGATCCAGGGGCGTGTCGCCAACCTGGTGCGGACGAAGTTCGACAGGACCTACCGGCTGATATTGGACGTGCCGGACATGGTCTGGCGCAAGGCGGCGGTGGATGACACGTGGAATATCACCGCAAGCGGCGAGACCCACAATGTGACGAACACAGGCAACCGGAAGATCCGCCCGATATTTACGTTCACGCCGACCAGCATCAAGGCGGATGGCTTCCTGTACCGCCATTGGGTGCCCGTGAGAAATCCCAACAGCGATCGCGGCTTCGCAATGAAGGGGTTGGAGCTGACCAATGGCGGGCTGGACACGCAACCGTGGGTGAAGGACACCGGCAACTACGTGCAGATCAACGACGTGGCGGGCATCAGCGACAGCCAGACGACGATCCCCTACGACACGCTGACCGGCGCGATGCCGACCTATGGCATGGGATATGTCGTGGAGGGGGCGACCGTGGAGCAGATCTGCTGGACGGGCAGGACGGGGACGACGAGCGGGAACCTGACCGGGGTGACGCGAGCGATCGGCGGGACGAGCGCACATGCGTTCTCCAACGATGTGAAGATCTACCTGAGCTATTGCCAGGCGGATATGCGGGACGTGCGGATCCATAAAAACGGCATCGACCAGAACCGGTGGATCGATGCACCGAATACAGCGGCTACCAGAATCTGGATCGTGGCAAGCGAACCGGCAGGCATTTGGCTCGAACTGGGCGTGGCGATCCTGGCGACGGGAACTGTCACGGAGATCGAGCTGAAGGTCACTGCGGCAAACCTGAGCGCGCTGGGGCTGATGCCATCGGAGGGCGTGGTGCGCATCGATGACGAGGCGTTCCATTATTACAACAAAGACTCGGTACATTTCACGCTGGATGTGGATGCGCGCGAGGTCAACGATACCACAGCGGGAGCGCATACGATCGGCGACATCGTTTATTTGATCCCGAACGATTACTGGCTCTTTACAGGCAATCCATTCCTGGAGGCACAGGAGACGAACGACGCACGCAAGCCGATCCTGGAGTTGGACACCAGCGATAATGAGACGCGTGATTATGAGCTCTTCCGGGATGAGACCGGGTTTCGCTCGGATTCCTGGAAACCGGATGTGGAGCGGTCGTCCTTCGCCGAATATTTGAAGGCGAGCCAGACGTACACGGGGAACCAGATGACCGAAGGCACCGACCCCGCGACCGAGATGGGAATGCTGATGCGGAGCATCTACCGGAACGGGCTGTGGCGGTTCGAGAATGGGCTGATCAGTTGGACGATCTATGAGCCGGGCGGGGTTTACCGCGTGGTGTCGTGGGTGTACGAGAAGTACCGAACCGGCGCGACGTGGCCCATCTGGACGAAGCTGGAAAAGTCGAAGGATGGCATTGCCTGGGAATCCGTGGCATTGGTTGCAACACCGTCGAGCGCGGGGAGTTGGGGATCGCCGACGACGCTGGGACCGTACGTGATGGGGACCGGCTATTATTACCTGCGCACGGTCATGTTCGGCACGCAGGGAGCCGGACAAAGCGGAGGTACGGGGTATGTCTCGGCGCTGGAAACCAACTCGCTGCAATATGAGACGGTCAGCCCGTTGATCCCGCAGATCATGGCGCGGCATGACGGTTCCTATGAACACAACTTCCGTTTCATCAACACCTTGAACGGGTATTACTTCAAAATCAATTTCACCGACCTGTTGAACGGCGAGCTGGAAGTGGATTGCGAAGCCAAGACGATCATCACGCTGGCGGATGGGAAGAAGCACCGGGCGGCGTTGTTCGTGCCAAACAGTCAGCGGGATTGGATGGTCTTCGATCCGGGTGTGAATCACCTGAAGCTGGTCGAGGCGGGTGTGACCGGCTTGACGGTGGTCACCACGCACGAGGATCAACTGGCGGTGTAATGTGGCATCCTGGGGCATTCTCTTCGACCGCCAGCGCGGTTACATCCTGGATGAGTTCGATGCGGTCTTCCAGCGTTCCTGGGGTATCAACATGGTCGGGGAGTGTAAATTCACACTGCCTGTAAAAGACCCCAAAAACACGCTGAGCAATTTCCAGTATGGCAATCACCTGGTGGTATTCAATGATGATGGTCTGCCTGAATGGTCCGGCAGGCTGGAGACGCCGCGCGGTTGGGGAAACAAGACCAACAAGCACAAGGCGGTCTCCCACGAATCATTCTTTTATGACCGGGTCGGGAAATATACCCTACCGTACGGCTTGGTACATCCGGCGGGGATCATCCTGCGCCAGATCATCCAGATCGCCAACGAGGCGGAGGATACGCTGATCCGTGCGGGGGATATCGACAACGGAGGGTCACGGTGCGGGACGATCATCTCCCCGGCGGTGAGACTGAGCGACAACATCGACCAGATCCTGAAGCAGTCAGGTTATGAGTATGAGGTCGTTCCCGTGGTGGCGAGCAACCGGCTGAAGCTGTACGCCAATCTTTATGCAGAACAGGGCGTGGACACCGGCGCGAGCCTGAACGACAGCAACTGCCGGATCGATGAGAATTCGCTGTCCGAGGTGGGTCCCATTTATAACTGGCTGCTGGGAGTTGGGAAGGAGCAGGAGATCAAAAACCATTACGTGGCGCACAACCAGGTGAGCATCGATAAGTATGGGCTGCGCCAGGCGCCGTTCGAGGTGGACGCGGTGGAGGCTCCGGCTGTAAAGGCGTTGACCCTGCAGCAACTGGCAGTGATGAAACAGCCACGACGGACGTTCAGAGCGACGGCATCCAACGAGGGCGGGTTGTATCCACTGCTGCGGAAGGGCAACCGGATCCAGTTCGAGTCGGCGGAATATGGCTACGGCACACGGGGCGTGGTTGGCACGCAGGCGGAAGTGCGCATTTTTGGAATGGCTTACAGCGACGACGTGGATGGCGCGGCGCTGACGATTGCCGGGAATTAGGAGAATGTGATGGACAACAATCTTAGAAACATGCTGTACCGGATGGACAATGGCGACCAGAATGACATGCGGCAGCGCGTGGCAAAACTGGAGCGCGAGATGGCGTCCCTGCTGGGCAATTCAGGAACCGAACCCAATACGAACCAGGGAGTGGATGATAATGGAATCCTGCGGACCGTGTCGGATAATATAGATCTGCAGGAGAACGTGGGGACGGCGGATGGGCTGGAGATCAACTGGTGGCTGCCGTTGACGCTGGCGGATGATGATGTTTCGTATATATCCGTGCAGGTGATCAAGACCATTTCGGGCGTGAAATATCTGTATGTGGGTGGAAGATTCGACCGGATCGGCGGAGTCAAGGCGAGTAATATTGCGCGCTACAGTTTTGCGACCCGCCAATGGTATGAAGTGAATGGAGGCGTGACAGGCGATGCAGGCGGATCCGTGAACGAGATCGCCTTCGATCCGGCAGACGATACTCTTTATATCGGCGGATATTTTAAGGACGCTGGAGGAATAGCAGCCGCTGACATTATCGCAAAGGCAGATGGAGCAGGATCCTGGACAACGGTAAATGGAGGTGGTTTGTGGGGTCTCGGACCCCCAGCGGTCTTGGAAATCAAGTGGAGCCCTGCCGGAGTTTTATACATTGGTGGAACTTTTGATGACGCAGGCGGAGATGCCCTGGCAGATCATATCGCCAAAGACAACGGAGCCGGAGCCTGGGTCAACGTGAATGGCGGAGTAAATGATACAGTAACAAGTATCGAGTGGGATGATGCAGGTCTGCTTTATATCGGCGGTGATTTTACGAACGCAGGCGGAGTGGCAGCCGCTGATTATTTAGCGAAGGACGATGGAGCCGGATCATGGACCAGCGTGAATGGAGGCGGGCTGTCGATCAATTGCACGATGCTGAAATTCTCACCGAACAATGTTCTTCATATCTGCGGAAACTTTACCGATCTGGGCGCCGGGCTGGTGGATTATTTCGCCTATGACAATGCCGGAACATGGGCTCAGGTCGGTCCCCCACTAAATGGCTGGGTTTATGATTTTGTTTGGGATACCGCTGGAAATATCCTGGCGACCGGAGCCTTTACCGATGCAGACGGCGTGGCTGAGGCAGACCGGATCGCGTTATTCGATGGCAGCAATTGGAAGGCGCTCTCGAACGCAGGCGGAATATCCGGACTGGGCGGAGTAGTATGGCACGTTCTTGAAGATCCCGACACCGGTTCTTTATACGCCTGTGGAGATTTCGATACTGCGGGATCGATAAAATGTGCAAGCATCGCGGCTTACGTCAAGCCGCTGGCGGACGCGCTCGACATGATCGCGGGGCTATTTGAGCAGTACCAGGCGCGATCGGGGACGGCGTTCAGCAGGCGTGTCGTGGATGACAGCTTTGTAAAGTTCAAGCCGAAAAATGACAACGGTGTGATCGATTTTGGATCGGCTGGTGCGACGAACTGGGGCAAGTTGTTCTACTGGGCTTCAGCCACTCCGGCTTGCACTCCGCTGAATGTGGGCTCGGATGTGGATGCGACGACGGGTGCGCTGACGGGGACGACCGGCACGGATGGGAAGGTGACGGTGAGCGCGCACACGGATGGATATATCTACATCGAGAACCGGAGCGGAGCGTCGAGGACGTTCTATGTGATGATGGCGTGACCTAACCCCCGACCCCTTCCCAAATGGGAAGGGGAGCAGAGGGCGGACACGCAGGTCCGCCCCGACGAAAGAAATGGAGATCTGATGGCATTTGCGAGTCCGTTTCAAGCAGCATTTCAGAAGGCGTTTCCGCAGGCGGGAGGGGCGGAGGTGGTAAATTTGATTTACGATACCTTCGCGCGCGCAAATGGGGCGTTGGGGAACACAGAGACAACCGGTCCACTGGGGGAGGTGTGCGCAGCGTATGCTTGGACGGGCGGGACGTGGACGATCAACACCAACAAGGCACTAAACACGCCTACACTGGCGGGCGACCTGGTTACAAACGGGAGCATGGAGGGGGCGAACCCGGAAAACAACTGGACTCCTGCATCTAGTGCAGTTGTGGCAGCAGAGGCGGAGGAGCGCACAGGGGGCGCGGGCATACAATCCTTGTCTTTGACAAATGGGGCGGCATCTTCGGGGCGGGCAACCCAGGCACTTGTTGCCGCTGTTGGAACATGGGTGTATTTTCAGGGATGGCTAAAAAATTCCTATGCTGAAATGTATATCGGGAACATCAATGGTGGCATCCCAATTCTAACCATCAACTCTATCGGGGCAGCCTGGACATTCGGAACTTTGACCGGACTTAGAACGAGCGGACTTGTTCTAACCGTAAAATGCACATCAGCCACATTGGGGCAGGAAGTTTTATTTGACGATCTACAGGTTTTTCCCCTGTCCCTTCCCGAACTGTTTGCGACAGTAAATCCGGGCATCGTTGCGGCAACCTATTCGGTGGGGGTGACGCTGGGAGACAGCACACAGGGCGGATTGTCGCTATGTCTGGATTCTGCGTCCGACCCGTCTGCGGGTATTATGGTATATCACGATTTTCACTCCAGATTCCACGCCTATAAATTCACGACCATCGCGGGTGTCAAAACATACACCAGCCTCATCAATGAGGTGGTGGCTTATGGTGCGGGGAAAGTGGTCAAGGCTATTCTGACAACAGCGGCGGGGCATGTGTATCTGGATGCGTTCTATGATGGGGTGCAAATTAGTACACAGAAAGACATTACTGACGCGGCAATAATCAGCAACACCATTCACGGATTATTCAGCACCTATTCGGGTAATACATTTGACAACTTCACAATAGACTGGCGGTAGCAGATCGCGAGAAAAAATGAGAGAACTTCAAACAAGCACTTTGAGCAATCAGAACATCGCCAGCGACCTGCTGGTGGCGACGTACACGGCGGATGCGGACCGGGCGCTGATGGTGGATATCGTCGTTGACCAGGTGGCTGGCAACGGGGACTACACCGCCTACATTATGAAGCAAAAAGCGGGCGCGGGGTCGTGGCATAAAACTGCGGTGTTCACGCTGGCGGCGGCTTCGGGCGTGACTTCGATCTGGTTCCCTTCCATCATACTTGCTGTCCTAAACACGGACGTGATCCGGGTCTACATCAAAGGATTAGCAGGCGATAATACCACGCCGGACATCACCACGTCGATCTGCGAGCTGACCTATCTGCGCCCGACGACGGCAGGCAGGACGCTGGATGTGAGTGCAGCCGGGGGAGCGGAAATTGATGCGACTCTGGTCGCAGATGCGGTGTGGGATGAGCTGCTGGCAGGGCATGTCGTGGCAGGTTCTGCAGGCGTCGCCCTGAGCGGTTCGGTCCCCCTGACGGCTGCGCAGATCACGGCGGCGGTGGTGGCTGTGCTGACGCAGCTGGGAGTCACCGTGGAAGGCGTCGACAAGACCGTGGTGCGCGGCGATACCTGGTCGGTGGCGATCACAGACCTGGGCGCGCTGCCGGAGGGGTGCGATATCTGGGTGACGGTGAAGACCAGCCCGGAGCAGGTGGACACGGCAGCCATCCTGAAGATCCAGAAGACCATCGGGCTGGAGGTCTTCAACGGGGCAGCGGCAGGCACGCCGGGGAACGCATCCATTGCGATCACGGATGCGGTCGATGGCGATATCCTGGTGACGGTCAAGCCCGCGGAAACGCTGAACGCGCCGATCGGTGTGTTCTACTACGATGTCCAGGTGAAACTGGCGGACGGCACCATCACCACGCCGGCGAATGCCAGCGGGCGGTGGTTCATCAACCCGGACGTTACGCGGGAGGTCTGAGCAGCGTTAGCAGCTCGTCCAATTTTTCCTGCAGACCATCGCCCGTTTGGGAGTTTCCCAGGCGGGCGATGGTGTCGCGCACGTCGTTTCCGACCAGGTTGCCGTAGATACCGTCGGTGATGGTGACGCTGGAGTGCATGACGTTCTGGGAGATGGCTTTCAGGTCCGCCAGATCATGCGCCTGTTTGAGCGCGTGGACAACGTGCCCGTGACGCAGTTTGTGCGGGGAGAGATAAGGGAGACCGGCACGCTGACAGAGCAGGCAGAGATCATCCCGCAGGGCAGAGGCGCGATTATCACGGCAAGTTGGATAGGGGAGCAGGGTCCCGCCAGAACGAGCCACTGAAGGAAACCAGAGGGCATCCGGGGCAAATTGCGACCGCATCCGGGCGTCCCAGGCGGAGACGACATCGAGCAGGTCGGGAATCTCCAGCAAATAGGTGACGGCGGCTTTCCCATTTTTGGTATGCACGCCGATCTCGGGGAGCTGGCGGAGCTCGCGGTGGGGGAGATCGACGCAGGAGAGGGGCAGGGTGACCAGGGCGCCAGCGCGCATGCCGGACAGGAAGAGCAGGGCGACGGCAGCCTGGGCGCGCTGTTCGCGGAGCGTTTCTGCGGAAACAGCCAGCAGCCGGCGCACGTCGTCGAGGGTGTAGTACTCCCGGACTTCGAGGCGGGATTCGAGGCGGTGACCGCGCGGGGGGCGCAGCAGGCTGATCCAGTGCTCGGTGACATCGTGGTAGCGGATGCGCCAGGCATCCCGGGCGTAGCTGTAAAATGCGCGGGCGATGGAGAGATGCTTGGCGATGGAAGCGGGGGAGAGGTCACGCGCGACCAGGCAGGCGGGGTAGACCGGATCGATGCGGCGGGCGGTCGGGAAGGGTTGGTCATCCGCCCATTGGAGGAGGTGACGGAGCGCGCCACGATTCCGCTCCACGGTGGAGGGATGGAGTTGCAGCTCCCGTTCGCAATGGTGCAGGAAGGCGCGCAGGTCGAGGTAGTTCTGACGGTGGATCATGCTGACCGCTCCCCTAAAGGAACGGGGACTTTGCTTGCAATGCGGTTGATGGTGCGACCGCAGCGGGGGCAGGTTGCCTGGAGCAGTATCCGTTTGCCTCCAAGCGGGCGGGAGGTTGAATCAGTGATGGGCGCGGGGATGCGACACTTGAGACACCAGGCGTGGTTTTCGGGGAGGGGGTGACGTTTGCGCCTTGACTTGAACTGGGAGCGAATCCAGTCCGAGCAGGCGGGACCGTGGATCCAGATCGCTCCGCGCTGATCACGGACGTGGGGGAGACCGTTGTTGATGTAGGTGCGGTAGATGGTGTCGATGTTGATGCCCAGCTCTTCGGCGATCTCTGCGGGACGGTAGAGCATGTCGAGCAGGCGTTCGAGGCGTGCGAGCTGGGGACCTTTGATGAGCGGCTTGCTGTTGGGTCGGGTTGGCATTTGGCGACTCCTTTCCCCAGCGATTCGTATTGCCGGGGTGAACAAAAAAGCGGAAGCGAGCAACCCTGGCTGGGTTGCTTTCTCCCACATTTTTGTCGAGTGCCAGATTAAAAAACTGGCAAAAAAGTCGGGGCGAAAGGATTTGAACCTTCGACCTCACGTGTTCGAGGGTAGAACCTGTTTTCCTACGCATATTTGTTCTAAGTATGCAGTTCCCCCATTAGAAGCCGATGCCGAGGGAGAGAATGGAGCCGAAAAAGGTGATGATGAAGTAGAGGATGACGAGAAAGACGAAGAAGGCGAGTTTGCCGTTGATCTTTTTGAGGAGTTCCTGCTGGATGCGGAGCTCTGTGCGGAAGGCGAGATTCCATTCTTCCTGGGTAGTGGGGGCGGGAGGGGTTTCGGGGACGGGGGATTCGGGGGACATTTTTTCTCCTTTTATCTGATCCAATGAGCGGGGTAGTAGTGGCGATCTGCCCAGACGAAGAGATGCCGGCGGAGGGCGTAGGGGAGGTCGGCGTAGATATTGGTGATCAGAAACCAGCGGGCGTGAAATGAAATGAGGAAGGTCTGGAGCGGGGTTAGTTCATTCCAAAGTCGTTTAAGTTTTTTTAGTTCTTTCATTCCTGGCCACATATTTTTCAGCCTGCTCACGGAGGGCACGCTGATGTTCTTGAGGTAGGTCATCCCATATTCGCTGCAGGTAGGACAGGTTTTCGTTGGGACGGGGGAGTCCGAGGGCGTCATAGACTTCGTCGCCGAATCGATTTGCCAGTTTGATTAAGTTATCTCCTTCAGGCTTCCTGTTTTCATTCCACCATCCTGAGATAGTGGTTTGACCGACGCCGATATATTCAGCGAACTGTTTGACGGTCTTGCGCGCCCCTACGTTTTGTTGCCATGCCAGGAACTTCATCTCCAGGAATTGTTTGAAAGCCATCTTGTCCATTTTATTCCATCTTGCGGTCAGTAAACAGCCTTGACAAAAATTAACTTCGGTAGTAAATTAAGCGCACGAGGTTGAAAAAACCTGTAAGGTCTAACAAACACGGAAGGTAATACATGGCGAAAATTCAAATTAAGACAAAGAAGACGGCGAAGGATGTGCTGGTGGAGTACCAGGTGAGGTATCAGTTCAGTGATGCTGATCTGATGGAATTGTTCGGTGTGTCTCGGCAGATGGTTTGGAATTATCTGACGGGGCGGATGGCTCCGAGCATCACCAGGCTTCTATGGCTGGCGTCTTCGAAGGCGGGCGAGTGGGAGGGGGAGATGTGCCGGGAGATGCTTTTGGCGAGAGGCTATGAGTTCAAGGCGGTGGCGGCATGAGCGGGTGGTCGGAAGTGGGCACGAAGAAGGATGTCAAGGTTCACATGGTGTCTGCGAATGTGGGCAGCGGCGCGAACAGGCATGCCTCTCCGAAACAGCAACAGATCTTTGATTTCATCGTGAAATTCAAGATCGACCATGACGGGAACTCGCCTTCCGTCCGAGAGATCGCTGCGGGATGCGGCGTCACTACCCCTTCGGTCATCAAATACCACCTGAGTGCGCTTGAAAACCAGGGAGCGATCAGCCGCCCGGTGTTCGGGAATGCAAGAATGATCGTCGTGACCGGCGGGCAATGGATCCAGCCGGCGCATAAGGTGGCGCAATGAAGCCCAAGGTTAACCCACATCTGCTGGCGGCTGGTTACGTCAAGGCGAAGATCGTCCGGGCTCCGGGCGGGAAACTTTACCTGGCGTCGTTCGGCAACCGGTGGTCCAGATGGCAGGCGAAGAGGAAATATTTTCGCACTGCGAACGGGGCGCTGGCTTATTCGAGGAAGTTGCTGGCGCGGTGGTGCAGGTTGTATGACGCGGCATCTGGTGGAGATTGCCACGCTTCGCTCGCAATGACACAAAATGCTCATGCCTCCAGCGTAGCACGAACGGAAGGGACCGGCGATCCGAGCCAGGTTCAAGCCCCGTTCGAGCCGGAGAGCAGCCATGAGCGACAAGCCGAGACCCTGGCCGAATTTTGCGAAGGAAGCGAGAGACCGATCTGCTGAGGAGGCGCTGCACATCGTGAACTGCCTGTCCGTGCTGATCGACGGCGGGAGGGATCTTCAGCGATGTGGAACGGATGCGGAGAGTGGCGAGTGCGCTGCTGGCGGCGAACGTGATCCTGAGATTGCTGGAGGCGAACGGTGCGCCGACGAGACCTTGACCCTTACCTAACCCCCGACCCCTTCCCCAAGGGGAAGGGGAGAACACAAGAGGAAGTATGAAAAATCTGATCTCAATTTTCCTGCTTTTGAAGAGTGCGCTGAAGCGACAGTTCACCTGGATGGATATCGAGGTGGCGCAGGCGGTGGAAATGTGGTCGATCCCCGAGGCGCCAGCGTGGTTGACGATGATCGCGAACCTGACGGGTCCGGCGATCCTACCGGAGGCGTGGGCGGATTACGTGTACGAGTGGAAGACTGATCTTTTCCCTGGCGACGAGCAGCGCGGAGGTGAGTGATGAACGCGGTGATGACCCCGAAGCCGAAGGTGTTTCCGATGGGGCTGCTGATCCTGGTGCTGCTGGCTGTGCTGGTGGTGCCGGCGCTGAAGGTGGCGACGGAGGCGGGGGTGTCGGCGCATGCGGCGGTGAAGCACGGGACGTATGCGACGCTGGCGCAGAAGTGCAAGGATAACCCGGACAGCACCCGGTTCTTTAACCCGGTGACGCAGCGAACGGGGCTGGTGTGCAAGGTGGATGGGAAGTGGGCGGTGGTGATCATGGACCGATGGGGGAAGGAAGTGACGTCGTTTGTGAAGGAGAAGATGCACGAGTTTCCACAGGTATTGAAGTACATGAAGAACGCCGGTTATGGACTGATGCACTAGAGGCGGACATGAAACTCCAAAGATACAACGTTCTGGAAAATCTGAAGATGGTCGTGCTGGTGGTCCTGGCGATCATGTTCTGTGTGGCGGCGTGGCTGGTGCTGTCGTTGGTGGCTGGGCAGACGATCTAGGAGGTTGGCATGGATATCGGATTGCTGATCGGGATGGCGGCTGTGACCGTTTTCTGGCTGGCAATCGGGGGCGGGAACCTGAAGGATGAAGGGGAGCCGAAATGAACTGGCTGTTTGTCGTGGCGGTCGTGGTGGTGGTTGGGTGCTTGGGTTTCCTGGTGTACATGGCGATCACAGCACCGGAAGGATACGAAGACAAGGAAGGATTTCACTATGGCAAAAAAATTACCTAAGACAGTCTATGTTTACGTTCACGTCGAAGGTGACGAAGAATGGTTGAACGTTGAAGAAACCGCCAGGGGCTGTGTGGAGATCGGCGAGAGGTGTACGGTCGGCGTGTATGAGTTGAAAGAAAAGCTCAACGTCTCTCTCAAAGTCAAAGAGGAATTGACCATCAAGAAGATGATCGGCTGGTGAAGTAAATCCCGCGCCGGGCTGACCTTGGACCTGTTCCCCCTACAGGAGCAAGGCAGAGCGGCGTGAGATTGTCAGCGGTGCAAGGCGCTGACGATTATTGGTGGTGCGGGGCTGGTCGTTCTCCTTCCAGCCCCGCACATCCCAGGGGACTCACGTCCCCTGGATAGCCAACGGCGGCTTCGAACCGCCTTGGCTGAGGGTCGAAGGAAGCGGTTTATCCCACATCCCGCTGGCCTGAGGCAGGTCCGAGTCCTGCCCGATCCACAATGCCTGGAACGTAACAGGCAGACGTGTCTTCTCCTCCTTGGAAAGCCGGTCGGATGGCTGGTAACTGTCCGACCGGCAGAGGAGGGGAGCTGAACGAGAGGAGATTGCTTCGTCGGAGTACCTCCTCGCAATGACAATCGAAAAGGAAGGAAGGAAGGAATGTCAATTTTTGAAACCAAATTCCCAGGAAGTTTGATCGACCATGAAGAGTTATGCGAACTGGTAAACAGCCTGGCGGCCAAGATGGGGGAAAAAGCTGATGTTGAACAATTAACGATCGTCGGCACAGATGACACGGAGTTTTCGAACCTGCTGGACTCGCTCGCCGAGGGGTTGAAGCGTAAGCGATCCCAGCCAGTCGAGGCGAAGGTCCGCAAGACGCGCACACCTGCCCTGGCGGGCGGTGCCAGGGAGGGGAAGAGCCAACCGAAGAGCAACCCGGGTTCGAAGTCATACACCGACAAGGATGGCAATACCTATTCGAAGCAGGCGCTGAATAAGCTGCTGGCTGCGGGCGAACTCAAGGATGGATTTGTCGTCTGCAGTTGGAAGGGCGAGCGCTGGGTGGTGATGGACGGGAAGATGATCAAGGAACCGCAGGCATGAGCGACACTTCGACTACGCTCAGTGCGAGTTCAATCCAGATCAAGTTGATCGATGCGAACCCGTTCCAGCCGAGGCAGGCGGAGGACCCGGAGGCGACCGCCAAGATCGCCGAATCCATCCGGTCCGTGGGGCTGCTGCAGATCCCGTCAGCGAGGCGGGTCAATGGGCGGTACCAGTTGGCGTTCGGACACACACGCCTGGCAGCCCTTCGATTGCTAGACGCGGTGACGATGCCTCTCAACATCGTGGAGCTGACCGACCTGCAAATGTTCGAGGCGGCAGTCAGTGAGAACATCCAGCGGCGGGACTTGAACCCAGTGGAGGTGGCGCAGGCGATGCAGCGCTACATGGACGATTTTGGGAAGACGTCGGAGGAGTGCGGGACGTTCTTCGGGGTGAGCAGCGCGACGGTGCGGGGGAAGGTGCGCTTGCTGGACCTGCCGGGGGCGGCGCAGTCGAAGCTGGCGGAGGGGGCGATCAGCGAGGGGACGGCGAGGGCGCTGCTGTCGATGGCGAAGGTGGCGAGCGAAAAAGAGATCCAGGAAACGCTGAAGGATATCGAGAAGAACGAGGATCACGAACAACCCGAGGAGATCATTGGGAACGCGATCGAGCAGAATGATAACGTGATCGAGATGCACCGGAGCTATGACCCGGGGAAGCCGAGGGCGGGACGCAATTTGTGGCTGCTGGACATGAAGAATTTTCCGAACAAGCTGCTGGAGATAGTGACGAATGTTGATATGGTAAAGGCGCTCCGTATCGAGAATGATAAGGAAGCCTTGAAATTTATCAAAGATAATGATTCGTTTTTGGCGGTCAGGAATATTTGGGCACATTCAGATAATGAGGTGGAAGCTGAACGCGCCAAAATATTGACACACCTGGATGACCCGCCTGCCTGCAATGCCTGCCCGTTCTACATGGTGATGGGCGGGACGCATTACTGCGGGATGAAGGTCTGCCATGAGCGGAAGAAGATCGCTTTCCTGGAGCAGAAGATGCAGGACCTGAGCCGGACGCTGAAGATCGGGGTCTACCAGGAGGCGGATGGTCCTTATTTGGTATTGGGTTCGGGTGTCACTTCGCACAAAAAAGCCTTTGCTAATCGTCACGCCGATCTGCGCCTGCTGCCGAGGGAAGAATACACCAGAGATTATGCCTGGCAATACTTCGAGGAATTGGATCATGACGTGGCGCTGTTGGTGGCGGTGGGTGCCGGGTTGGAGAAGCTGGCGGTGAAGGGTTCGAAGAGCGTGGGGAAGAAGTCTGAAAAGGAGAAGGCGGAGGCGCGAGCGATGCGCGTGTACCGGCAGCGACGGAAGGAACTGCTGTGGGAGTACACGGCTTATGCGCTGAAGATCTTCGAGGGCGTGCCGCTGGAAACCTTGAAGGTGATCAACCGCTGGCACTTCATCGGCATCGATGATCGCATCCCGGCTGAGCATGTTGTGGAATGCGGCGGTGATGAAACATTGGAATTCCAGCGGCGTGAGCTGACCTGGCGGTTGATCGTTGAGGAGACGTCGCATTACCGGCGGGATGAACTAGTGAAGCTGCTGGACGAGTTCCATGAAATCACGAAGGTGCGGGCTCCGAAGTCGCTGGTGAAGCGCGCCCAGGAGTGGGATGCGGAGATCCATGCGCTGGCGAGCGTTGCTGTGGAAACGAAGGCACCGGCTCGACCGAAAGGAAAGTGAAATGCAAAACCTGACGGATGAGGAGTTGGACCGGAACGTGCTGTACTGGCTGAGGGAGCACGTGGGGAAGGCGAATGCAGTGGACCGCTGGGATCTGGTGGCGTATGTGTTCCGCACGGACCCGGTGCCGATGGAGTTGCGGAATGATGACAACATCCAGGACCGGGAGATCCGCTATGCGGTTGGCAGGCTGCGCGCTGAGGGTCATTTGATCTGCGACCTGGGGGACGGGAACGGCAGGTGGATGGCGGCGAACGAGAAGGAGTTCTGGGAGTTCTACGGGTATTACGTGAAGCCGATCAAGAGCCGGGCGGAGGTGGCGCGGGCGTTGAAGGATGCGGCGCAG